GCATAACAAATGCTTTGTCTGCAAGGACAAACACAGGTATTTTGGGTGCTTTATTAACACCTGAAAACAGATCGTATGCACAGCAATTAAGGCTGGCAAATGATAATGGAACAGGACATATCAGAGAGGTACGGGTTGCTACTAAGCAGCGTTTAACCCTTGCAGATAATCCTGATCTTGAAATGGATGGTTGCGAGTTTGGCGATGAAATGCCATACTTGGAAGAAACGGTAACAATCACGCAACAAGCAGCTGCAGGTTTTACAATTTCTGAGGCTCAGATCAGGCTTTATCCTGACTTGGTTACAAGATTGCAAAGCATTACAGGATCAAACATTCCAGCTCAAATGGTAATGATTGGTCGTAACCTTCCAGAAGGTCGTCAAATCATTCAGGCAATACGAGAAATCACTTTGAACTTCTCTTTATCTTACGATTCATTGATCCAAAAAATGAATGTTATTCTATTGAATGACTTTGTTTCAAAAGTTGGTGACTGGAAGGGCGGATCCGCTTCAAAAACATACACCGTTCAAACTGCTGCTGCTTATGCAAGTGGAAACGGAACGGTAGATGCTGGTGAATTGTTCCGATGGAAGCAAGACCTTAGACAGCAAATGTTGATGGGAACGCCTCATACAATTTCTGGTTTTGGTCCTTTGGATCGAATAGTTGCTCAAAACGCTGAATACTTTGGTCAGGGTGCCAATGGTGTTGATTACGGTTCACTTGTTGCAAATGCAAATCAAATCAGTCGTTATTTTGTTGATCAAAATATTGCTGACGTTTTGGGATCTGAAAATGATGCCTTGATCTTTATGCCAGGTTCTGCCAATTTCCTTCCATACTTACAGTATGTTGGATCATTTGGTAAAATTGGCGTAATGGATAGGTTCACAATGCCAATTCCAACAGCTCCCGGGCTTGAGGTAGATGTTAAAATCTTGCCAGTTGAATGTGATGAAATTTACCAGGTTAAATTTGGTTTGCACTTTGAACTTTACATTCCTGAAATGGAGTTGTTCAAGTCAAGCGATTATTTAAGCGGTGTAAACGGAACATTCCAAGCGGTTTTCAATCAGGCCAGTTAGGAAACGCCTTTTCCGATGGTTTTTCGGATGGCTTCAGCTAATTGGCCAAAATAGAAAAAGCCCTGACAAAATCGGGGCTTTTTTCATTATCTGTACACCAAATTTAACAATTACAAATTTTCCATAAATTCCCAGGCCTTAATAACTTTAGATCTCAGGTTTTCAATATCAGAATCATTTCTATAAATCGGAATTGTATAAAGTCTTTCATTTTCGGGAACATCGTATTTCCATTCCGCTAAATTACAATCAAAATCAAATCCAGGATAACGATTTCTAAAAGACTTCATGTCGTAAATCATTAGCCTTTCCAATTGAGCACATTTTGCCTTGTATTCTGGATTTGTATCTTGTTCACCAAGGCATCGCATAGCATAAGCTAATTTTCGTTTTTCATCCAAAATAAGGTCGGCAGTAGCATTTTCAAGGCAATAGCGAATGTTTGCCATTGTTGCGCATGTTAACCACATATAGGACTGCATTTGCCAGTAATACAGCTTATTTAATGGTTTATTTTTAGAACGGTTAAAACTGTAAATATCCCAACTTGCCTTTGTGTCCTCAATGGTAATTATTTTGCCCTCTTTGTCTTTTATAAGAAAGTCAGGAGTTCCGCAAATCCATTCGTTTTCAAAAGTTATTTCATTTTTCACAAAATTCACATTAGAAGCCAAAGAAACCGTTGTAATCGCATCCTCTTCAACCTCATTTCCTTTTTCGATGTACTTTGAATAAATTTCTTCATTCCTTTTGTACTTCCACGAAACCCATGTATTTATAACATGGGTTTTTGCACCTTCGCTTAAATTACCAGCGTCTTTATCTGCTTTCAATTTGGGCTCAGTCATTAAATGACCGTTTCCACTTGCTCTGAATTTAGGCTTTGTTTGCATCTATTATAAAGATTTTATGGTTTTCAATAACTGGATGCAATTCGATTTTCAATTCGTCCGAAAACGATTCCAAAAGCTTTTCAAGTTCGTCAATTGAGGTTTGCCGTTCAATTAATTTTGTGGCCCTTTCAACTTCATGATTAATTTCTGGTTCTGAATTGTCAATATAAGAAACTTCCAAAGTATCGGGATTGTCAATTACTCCCTGATCTGTAATAACAGCTTTTTGCATTTCAACGGACAAAGGGGCAAACTTTGAAAGAAGCAGTTTTAAAACCGTTTTAAGAGCCATTGAATCAAAATCATCCTTCCATAAGCCCCGACCAGATTTAAAGGTCTGGCTAAAGCGTCTGCCATGCTGATTCAATTCCTCAGTGGTCATGTATAAAGTTTTTTCAAAACCGTTTAACAACTTGAAATAAGAAGCATATCCAATTGGGTTCCCTTTTTTTGGCTGCTTAAAATCAAATACAAATCCGGTTAATGGATTTTCTTCAATTAATTGCCCTTCAAAAATAGGACTTGCTGAAATGGTAAGAAATTGTCCCGACCTTTGAGCCAATTGAATAAAGCCCCGATAGCCCATTTGAAATTGAGCATCTTTACCGTATGGCACAATGTATGCAAAACCTAAATTGTTGTTTATTGGCAAGTCTAAAGTAGCCGCAACACAGGCCGCATTAAATACGCTTTGAGGACTTGCATTTTGCAGATATGAGTTATTGCTCACAATTTGCAAAACCGATGTCATAAATGCTGATGAACGCTTCCCTAAAAGCTCATCAAATTTTTTCTTTACTGCATCCTGCATAAAGAATTGTTTGGCAGTAACTACCTGATTTGATTTGTTTTCCATTTGCTAAAGTTAAAAATTTTATGTGAAATTTAAAAGGGCCGAAGCCCTTATTTTATTGATGTGATAACCAGCTTGCTAAATCTTTTTCGTCTTCTTTAGCTTGCTCGATTTCCATTTCATATTCATCTATTTTGTTATCATAGATTTCTTTGATTTCATCTAAGCCAGCAACACAATAAGCGTAACCACCTGAATCAATGCCATAAACCCGATCAAAGGCGAAATAAACATCCATTGAGTAAGTTCCATCGGAAAAAGTTTTATTAGGCTCGTATGCCTCTGGTAAACAGTCTTGAAATTGTTTTGCAGTTGGTTTGTTTACAACCGATATTAGTCCAAGGTCAATGCTTTCGTCTATTGATAATTGAAAGAAAGCTTTTAAATTTTGTTCTGTCATTTTTGTAAGTGTTAAAATTTGATGCTGCAAAGATATAATTAACTTTTTAATCTTGCAAGTTTTCCAAATAAATAATTAAAAAAAGATCAAAAAAAAATAGCCCGAAAAATTCAGGCTAGTTTAATTATTTAACAACTTGTTTTATGGACATCAAGATTTTACAGGCTTCTTTTTGCCTTTTGCATTTGGCCTTTTTTGAGCCTCTGACATAATTTGATTTGCCAGTTTAATATTATATTCATTGTCGAATGGTTTAGGCTTATCATGGCCCGGGTCCGTTTCAAACAAATACTTTTTCTTTGACAGGCAATAGTCTGGAATGCTATACTTCCTTGCAAATTCTGCCCATGTTAAAATACTTACTACTTTTTCCGCTTTTGCCATTCCTATTTTTATTTTAGAAAGTTGCAAAGTAGCTTACTTAAAATTACATTCGCAAATTAATGGCAAGATTTTCAATGAAAATTTTAAAACGTGAACAAATAGGAGGATTTAAACCCTATGAAGGAACTGAGGATCAATTCCAGATTGCCGTTGCTCAATACCTGGATTTAAAAGGGCTATTGTGGACACATCCAGCCAATGAACGCAAGACCAAAACCTATACAACCAAAAAAGGGGTTACGTTTAGTTTGGAAGGTATTTTCCTGACTAAAAAAGGAGTAAAAAAGGGAGTTCCGGATTGTCTTATTTTTGAACCACGTAAAGGATTTGCCGGATTCTTTATTGAATTAAAATGTGGCAAAAATAAACCAACTGAACATCAAATATTATTCCTTGAAAATGCAAAAAAACGAGGTTACAAAACTTTGATTACTTGGTCTTTAGATGAATTTATTTTTGAAATTGACAAATATTTATCATAAAAACTTGCAAGGAAAAATAATAAAGTTATACCTTTGGCAAAAATTTTAACAAATAACAAAATGAATATTAATATCGATTGCGAAGAAGTGAATGTGGTTCCTTTTGGGGTTCAAAAAATAACTCTTCAGATTACGGCTGCCGACATTGCGAAAATTTTAGATCAAATTGGTCTTGAAAAGGTTTTTGAACATTTTAACATTATAGCATACAAAAAATGAAAAAGCAACCAATTGAATTAATACAAGGTCTCCGAATTGGAGTTGGTGCGGGTCGTTTAATTTTATCCCATAAAATTGTTGATGAAGATGGTTTGGAAAGGTGGGCTATTAATTACCATTTAACAGTTGATGGACCTATTAGAGATGCTTTCTATTTGTCTGCAAATGTGTTGCGATACATTGCCAAAGTTGAAACTCTTGAAAGGGATTTAAAAAGTTCCAAAGAATATTCAAGACGTTTAAAAATCCGCAAAGAAGAACTGGAAACTCAATTGGCAAAATCTGAGAACCTGCGAGATGTGGCTCAAAGGATCAATAATCAACGGATTGATGAACTTGAAAACGAATCAGTTTCTTTTCTGGAAAAATTTGTTGATTATAAAAAAGAAATTAATCAAACCATTGAATCTAAGGACAAGCAGTTTAGCCAGTTGCATTCAATAATTGAATCTGAGCAAAAGCAAAATAAAATAGCTTTTAAAATTATTGATAAGCTGAAGTTTTGGAATATGGTTTTAGGATTATCCGGTTTAATGTTTTTTGCATTGTGGCTTTCTGCAATGTATTTTTAGTTATATTTGCATTGCCGAAAGGCCCGATTGGAACTCGGAAAAAAGGAAATGAAGAAATTTAACAGACCTCACTCGATCAGTAATTGGCCGCTTATCCTTGCGGGTTCCACCAATGAAAGTCGGGTGAGGTTTTTTATTTTTTATGATTGAGAATAAAAAGACACTTTTTATACCCGATACTAGGGTTCAAATTGTTTATGAAAAAACAGAAGGAGATCCATTTGGATCTATAGTAATTCAAAAGACAAAAATCGATGATTCTGAAATAGTACAAGATTTAGAATTTTTTGTTGATAAAAATACTATTTTAATAATTCAGGAGTTTTTTATAAAGGTTTCCAATGAATGGATATGAGTTAAGCCGTAACTGGTTTGATTGGTCCTTTGAAAACCCTGAACTAGTTAATCCAAACCATACTGCAATTTATTTTTATGTAATTGACCAATGCAATCGGCTTGGATGGAAGGATAAATTTGGCCTTCCAAGTCAAATGGCAATGGATGCATTAGGTATAAAAAAGCATGAAACTTTTATAAGATATTTTAATGATTTAGTTGCTTGGGGCTTTATTGGAATGGTTCAAAAATCAAAAAATCAATATACTGCAAATATTATAACTCTTAAAAGTGCTATACCAAAAAAGGGGAAAGCATTAGAGAAAGCAATACTTGGGCATAGGGGAAAGCAAACCTTAGGCATAGGGGAAAGCAATAGTAGTATAGATAAACATACAACCTTAAACAATAAACCTAAAACAATACAGGGTTTTGATTTTTCTGAATTTGGTATATTTATTCCCTTAGTTCAAAAATGGATTGAGTATAAAAATTCCAGAAAGGAAAATTATAAATCTCAGGCTAGCTTAAATGCCTTTGTAAAAATCCTTACCAAATATTCAGAAAACAAATTTGAAAATGCTGAAAACATTATTGAACAAAGTATGGCAAATAATTGGGCAGGTATTTTTAAACCAAAACCTGAATTTAACAAATTTGAAAATAAAGATACATCAACCAAATTAACTTTTAAAGGTGGAAAATCAAATAATTGAAGAAATAGTATTGGGTTCAGTCTTACTCGACAAAGAGGCCCAAATTGAATTTTCTAATAGAATTCAATCTGTAAATGTTTTTGAATCGGAGGATCACAGAATAATTGCACAAATATTTTTTGACTTTATAAAAGATTCCAAAAAGATTGACATTGTAACTATTGCGCATGAATTAAAAAGTTTAGGACATTACAAAAATGTCGGAGGTGCAAAAAAGCTTTCTCTACTTTCTCAAAAAGTAGCTTCAACTGCTCATATTGAAGTTCACATATCAATTCTACTTGAAAACTTTTTAAAGCGTGAGATTGGCCAAATAGGGGCAAGGCTTATCAATAGTTCTATTTCCGAAACCGATGACGTTTTTGATACCGTAGCAAAAATTCATGATGGATTGGATAACCTAATGAAACAAGTCATTACAGAGGACGAGAGGACGATACAAACCGTTGTATATGCTGTAAGCCAGAAATGGCAAGAGCACAACGCTACGGGCCTCGCAGGGCTATCTACTGGCATTAAGATAGTAGATGAAAAGACAGGCGGTTTAGTTGATACGGATTTAATCATTCTTGCTGCCAGACCCGGGCAAGGAAAAACTGCTTTTGTTTTATCAATTCTTAGAAACCTATCAATTGCCAATGTTCCAACTGGAATGTTTAGTCTTGAAATGTCAAGTGAGCAATTGATCGAAAGAATGATTAGCCAGGATTCGGATGTATTTGCCTTTAAGATTAAAAGGAACATCTTAGACAACTACGATAGAGAAAGGCTTTACAGTTCCGCAAATCGGGTCAGGAATTGGCCATTACAGATTAATGATGAAGCAGGGCTAAACATAAGAAAACTACGTTCTAAGGCTTTGATGTGGAAAAAGAAGTTTGGTATAAAATTGTTAGTAGTGGATTACCTGCAATTAATGTCGGGGCAAAATAAAAAAGGCCAAAATAGAGAGGGTGAAATCGCTGAAATATCCAGAGGCTTGAAGGTGTTGGCAAAGGACTTAAATATTCCTATCATTGCCTTATCGCAATTGTCCAGAGCAGTTGAATCACGGCCTTCTAAAATGCCTCAATTGGCAGATTTAAGGGAATCAGGATCAATTGAGCAAGATGCAAACATGGTGATTTTCTTAATGCGTCCTGAGTATTACAAAATGACTGAATCAGTTGATTTTGATAACGAATCTTTTCCTGTTGAAAATCTTTGCATTGTTGATATTGCAAAGTTTCGGGATGGGGATACAAGTACTTTTCCAGTCAAGTTCAATGGTCCATTAATGAAGTTTAGTGATTATTCACAAAAAGGTTTTTTATGATAACAGACGAGCAAATAAATGATTTAAAGCCTTTTATTTTGGCTTTTATTAAACTCCAAAAGTCAGGTGATTTAAGGAATAGAGATGTAGTTGCTTTTGCAGAAATTATACTTGAAATTTTAGATTAGAAACAATATGAAAAAACAAACAGCAGTAGAATGGTTAGTTAATGAACTTGAAAATCATCACGTTTTTCACGACATTAAAAATACAGTTGCATATCAGCAAGCCAAAGAAATGCAACAAGAAGAACTTGAAAAGGAGCTCAATAGGTTTTTTCTTTATTTTCGGGAAAATGGCGAACGGTTGTTAGGGGCTTCAATTGAGCAACTTGTTAAATCTTATTTGAAAAGCAGATGAAGACAAAAATATTAAAATAGTCAAATAAATTTTATTAACAATATTTGCAACGATGAAAACAATTAATTTTAAAGGCATAGAATACCCTATATGAAAATTCCACACCTAATGCCATTTCAAATGGAACCGTTTAATGGTGACCATTTTATTGAAAAAAAGTTTTTAGCCCTTCGTGATAAATTTAAAATAAAAACAATTGTCGAAACTGGAACTTGTTTAGGATCATCAACTATTTTTTTTGCTAAAAACTTTGAAAATGTAGTAACAATTGAGGCTAATCTGGAATATCAATTGATTGCCATTGAACGCTGCAAAAAGCAAGGTTTAGATAATGTTACATTCCTTTTGGGAGATTCCTCAAAACTTCTTTCTGATGTTTTGCAGAAATTAGGTAAAGATAATGTTGGTTTCTTTTTGGATGCTCATTGGGGTAACAATTGCCCATTGATTGCAGAACTGGATCAAATCGGCAAAAGCGAAGTAATACCAGTCATTTCCATACATGACTTTTACACCGGGGATGAAAGACTTGGATTTGATTCGATTCACGGACAAAGGTTTGAATATGAATGGATTTTACCACTTGTTTCTACAATTGGAATATTCAACGCTGAATACAACACATTTGCTCAAAGTGCAGGTGCTAAAAGAGGGGTTATTTATTTGAGTCCTGTGGTATGATCAGGTTGTTTATAAATAAATATAAGGACAAACACATTGCCCGAAATAAAGAGTTGGAAAAGTGTTTTTCCTTTAATCAAAATGTTTTTGGTGCGGATAATGTCATATCATTTCAGTCCAGACTTTCTTTTGCTGACTTTTTTTCAAAAGTTAATCTTTTGGCTGAAGAATCGGATATTTCAATAATTGCAAATTCTGATATCTACTTTGAAAGCCTCGATCATTTTGAAATGATTAAGGAAAATGAGGTCTATGCACTTTCAAGATGGGATGGAAATACACTTTATGACCGTGAAGATTCACAGGATGCTTGGGTATTTAGGGGCAAAATAAAACCAATACCAGATTGTAATTTTGGTCTTGGTATTCCAGGTTGTGACAATGCAATCGCTGAAAGGATTTCAAGGTCTGGTTATACTGTTTTGAATCCTTCCAAATCAATTAAAGCCATACATTTGCACTCATCAAATATCCGAAACTATGACCACAGGACGGTTGTTTCAAAACCCTATCTTTTAATTAAACCCCATTACCTAAATGAAAATCCTACATATCGGTCTGTTTGACAATCACGAGCCACAGACGAGCCTTAGAAACGCTCTTCGTGGGATTTCGACCCATTACGAGGAATATAACTTTCCTTCGCATAAGGGGCGATTAGTTCAAGTAATTCAAAATGCATTGATGCGAACAAAATTTGATGTTTTGTTTCTACAAATTCAATCAGATAAAGTACTTTCCCTGTCTCAGATTAGAACGATTTCTAAAAAAGGAATAAAGATTTTCAACTTTACTGGAGATGTAAGACAACCAATTCCAAGATGGTATCATGAACTTGCACCATACGTCACAACTCTATTTTCAAATAAAACGGATTCTGACTTGTTCAAGTCTTTGGGTTTTAAATCTGAATATTTTCAGATTGGATATAATGAAGAATTTTATAATACAACAGGTCCAAAGATTGCAGGACCGGAAATAGTTTTTATGGGTAACAACTACCCTGGTATGTTTCCGCTTTCTGGATTACGTATTGAAATGGTTGAACTTCTTCAAAACAAATATGGTTCTCGTTTCGGAGTTTATGGCAATGGCTGGAAAGGGTCGAAATGGCTAGATCAAAATACCGAGGCTGGCATTTATAGAAATTGTAAAATTGCAATTAACCTTTCACATTTTGATTTAAAAAGATATTCAAGTGATCGGCTTTTCCGAATACTTGGATCTGGTGCTTTTTGTCTTTCTCATAAATTTCAGGAAATTGAAGAAGAGTTTACAAATGATTCCGATTTGGTTTACTGGTCAAATCTTGAAGAACTCACAAAACTGATTGATATTTACCTTTCCTACGAAGCCCAACCAATCAGGCAATTAATTGCAAATAATGGGAACCAACTTTGTGAATCAAAATACACTTGGAAATACCGAATCGAAATACAACTTTTACCGTTAATTAACGCATGAAAAACTGGATCAAAGAACTAAAAAAAATAATCCCAGTAACCGGGCATTCTCAATTTGGTGAAGAGACATACATCGATTTCATCTTCAAAAATATCGGACCAGGAAAAAGAAGGTATCTTGATGTCGGTGCAGGTGGATATGGTGGTACAATCAGCAACACACGGACTCTACAAGAGGCTGGATGGTCTGGAATAGGGTTTGACATGAATGCACATTCACCTGGTATTATACAGGCATTTGTGAAGCCTGACAATATTGTAAGTCTTGTTCAATCAGAAACAAAAGAAACAGAATTTGACTTTCTGAATATTGATATTGATTCCTTCGATTACGACATACTTGAAGAACTTTTAAAGGCTTTCAAATTCCGGTTAATTGTTGCTGAATTTAATGCAACATTGGCCATTGATGTTAAATTGAAATTAAAGTATGAGGATGGATATACATGGGATGGAACCAATAAATATGGCTTTTCATTTGCAGCAGGGATGCACCTTTTTGAAAAATATGGGTATATTGTTATCTTTAATCAGGTAAATAATAATCTTTTTGCAATCCATTACACAGAATTAAATGATCAACCCATTCCGAAAATTAAGGCAGAACGAGTTATGTATCACGCTTGGAACCCAAAAGCGGAATGGCAGGTCATTGAAGAATAAAAGTAGTTTTTCATAAATAGAAAGGGTTAAAGATTTAAAAGCCAGATTTATTTTAAGTCTGGTTTTTTTATTCCCTAGAATTCGATGGAATTAAGTTTATGGCCTAATTCCCCGATTCTGAACAACGGCTGCATCAGAATAATTGAACGCCAAACCCTCGCCTTGTAGGTTCAATTGATTAGCCCAAATCTTAATAGCATCAATAAATTGACTTTCAAAAGTTGCCATGTTTGCATTGGTAATTTCCTGATTACTTTGAGTAAACCAATTAACCCGATTTGATGAAAGCTTAGACCACAAAGTTTGTTTGCAAAGTAAATTCGTCCAGGAATCCAGCAAATCTTCTTTTTGAGTGGCAATAAAAGCATCTAAAGAAGCGATTAATTCAGCATCCCAATAAACCCCTGATTGACTGCTATCATTATTCCAACCGTTTCCTTTAACGTAATTTAATGGTGCGGTTAATGGAAATATTGAATAACCAGACAAAACCCAATTGGAAAACTGACCTGGGCAAAAGTCCATTAAATCACCAAATCCAAAAAAGCCATAATCCATAAATGAACCATTTAAAGTTGGTAAATTGGTGCAATCAACCAATAAGGCAATATTGATTTTATCAAATTCAGAAAAAAAGGTTTCGTTTATTGAAATCCGATTCATTCCAGGTTTAATTGTTTCGGTCAATTGTTTTAAGATTTTACCATCCTGAGTTTGAACCAATCGAATATCGACATAAGGAACATCGCTTTCACCAGAATTATAAACCAAAATGTTTTTGATTTTTAAGCCCAAATAGCGAGATCCGGCAATTGAAGCAATACAGCCTCTATAAATTTCCTCAGCAGGTTGGCCTTCTATTTCTGCCCATTGTTGCACAAAAGGTTTTTGTGTCTGGTAAAGAACCTGATCAAACCTTGCGGATCCTGATTTTACCAAAGCATCCTGAACAACTGTTTTAAATCGGAGGTAAGCAGATTCTTGTATGTCGTTCCAAACTTGCTTAAAAGTGATTTGATCCTGACTGGCTATTTTGTCCATCAACTCCGTACTCATTCCCGGGAACTGGTTTATAAATATTCCAGATTCAGGAGTTACACCACAGCTTCGAATTCCAACGTAATCTAAAAGAGGATTCATTTTAATATTTTTTGTAAAAGTACGGAAAAAAGAAATATTTAAAATATTGGTTTTTATTTGCTAAACTTGCAACATGAATTTAAAAGAAACAAGTCCAAAGCAGCTTTATTATATTGAAAAAATAGGCTATAAACTAGCAATGGAAATAGTTATTAAAAACCATTATTTGCATAGGCAATCCCCTTGTTCTTTTGCCTTTGGGTTATTTTGTAAACAATCAAAAGATATCATTGGAGTTGTTATTTATGGAACTCCATCTTCAGCACCATTACGGGGCGGAATTTGTGGTTTAGATGAAAAAGAAAATGTAATTGAACTTACAAGACTTTGGATAAAAGATGGAACGCCAAAGAATACAGAAAGCTATTTAATTGGGAATACAATCGGAAAAGTTGATAAGCAAATAATTGTAAGTTATGCAGAAATTCAGCAAGGCCATTTAGGAATTGTTTATCAGGCCACAAATTGGCTTTATACAGGGCTTTCTGCAAAAAGGACAAATTGGACTATTAAAGGAATAGATAAGCACTGCCAAACCATTGCAGATAAATACACTGCAATTGAAATAAGAGAAAAGTACGGAGATAAATTTAGCTTAGTTGAACGACCTAGAAAACACCGATATATCTATTTTAATTGCAGCCAAAAAAGGAAAAAAGAACTTTTAGGAAAATTGAAATATCAAATATTTCCATATCCAAAGGCTAACAATCCAAACAATCAACCAATTCCACAATAGAAAAATCAATCGTAACGAAATACGTTTCAAAATTGAATTGATCTATTCCAAAGTAAGTTTGTGCAATTGATTTAGCATCATTGCTGGTATCGCCTAATTGAACTTCTTTGATGTTATTAAGGATAAAATTCAGGTTGTAATCATTTGAGGCCGTTTTGGAATTGGCGATCAATTTGAAATTAACAGTTCTGGAAAGCTTTTGTTTTAAGCCCCTTCCTTCGTCATCGTTAAGACTTGAATTCTCCCTGACAAAGAATATGACTAAATCGTAATTGTCATCAACTGAGCAAGGTCTTTCTGAATCAATTGATCTAAAATTAAAGCCTTGGTTTTCTGTTATAACCTCATGACTTTCCCCATAATTTAAAACTTTGATTTTCAAAAGTCTTTCGATTTCAGAACATATCTTTTTAAGCGGTCCGTTTTTCATTTTAAAATGTTTTACTAGATTAAATTGGGATTTCAATTGGATTTCCTAAAGCAGTCAGTAGTTCGTTTAATGTTTCAAAAGTATCATCATTTACGGTTGTAGTTTCAACACTTAAATAAATGACCATTGAGTTGGTTTCATTTAAAATGAACAAATGAATCCCCTCATTACCAATATTTTGATAGCCAATAATACTGTAATTGGCATTTTCAAAAGTTAATATTTCTGAATTATAAATTAAATTTATCATGCTACTGGAGTGACTAATGTCGCTAAATGGTTAATGCTTTGCCCGACTGCCCCTAATGTTACCGCAACTATTAAGTATTGATCCACTGCCCAATTAATATTTAAGTTAGCCTGTGCGCTGGCATTAGTAGAGATGTCTGATTGAACAGTTGTAGCCACTGAAAAAACAATCGTACTAGAACTGGATTTTACAATTACGTTTCTCTGACCTAATGACATAATTGCACCTGGAAGCATTGCCGTATTCATAAACAGAATAGCACCACTAAGGGAATTGCTGGTATTAAAATAACCCCTTATAAATACATTAGCTACAACTGCAGCGGCCGTTTGCATTCTAATAAGCACCTCAAATGAATTTGATTCCGCAAAGGTATTGGCAGGAATTAAAATGGAAGCCAAAATAGTATTTGCAAGCGTACCGGTATGGGTAACAGTTGTAGTATTCTTGAAGTATTTAAGCCCTAGAGGACTAAAAGCTCCTGTCGGTCCTTGGGGTCCAATCGGCCCTTGCGGTCCAACTAGAGAAATACCTGAAGGCCAAACACCGCTAGCCTTTGGACCATAAATGAAATTGGTAACAGTATTTATAAAAAAATCACCATTTACTCCCTCAGTTGTTGGCGCAACTGACCCGTAAAGGATAGTATTTCCATTGGTTCCATTTGTGCCGTTGGTTCCGTTGGTTCCGTTGGTTCCGTTGGTTCCATTTGCACCTTCTAAAGATAAAAGCCACTGCGCCTCAGTTCCAACAAAACCATTATTCACCGCTACTTGGTAAGCAGAATCGCCTTGGTCGCCTTTATTACCTTGCAGCAACAAAGCAACAATCAAATTATGGTTGTTTGCAAAGTTAGTTGTCCCGGTACCTCCAGAAGAAACTAAGGTAACTGGTAAAAGCCAATAGTTATTTGTGCCAGTAATTAAAGTTGGAAGGGCATTAATTTCCCAAGTCTGAAAATTGGCACTTTGATTTTTGTCTTGAATGATTATGGTTGTTCCAACGATTATCAAAGCCAAAAAAACATCAATATCAATCCCATCATCTGTAAGATGTGAAATGTTTATTTGAGTCGAACTTACCTGTGTCGCATTGTTCCAAAGTAATCTTCCAGGTGTAGGGTTTCCACTTGTTGCGGTGGTTCTCGCATTGTAAAGATATAAACTAGCAGATTCACCATTTTCCCCTGCTGGTCCTTGTGGACCTTCCGGACCTTGCGGCCCCTCTGGACCCTCTGGACCTTGATCGCCTTGGTCTCCTTTGTCGCCCTTATCGCCTTGGTCTCCTTGATCTCCCTTATCGCCTTGGTCTCCTTTGTCGCCCTTATCACCTTGGTCTCCCTTATCGCCTTGGTCTCCCTTATCGCCCTTATCGCCTTGGTCTCCTTTTGGCCCTTGCGGTCCTTCTGGTCCTTCTGGTCCTTCTGGTCCTTCTGGTCCTTCTGGTCCTTCTGGCCCTTGCGGCCCTGGTGGACAATTGCAATTCCCAGCACTGCAAGAATTATTATTACAATCCATTAACTCCATTATTGAAAAATCAATTGCCAAAAAATACGTTGTAAAGTCGAATTGATCAATGCCAAAAAAGGTTTGCGCAATTGATCTTGAATTATTATCTGTTGTTCCAATTTTTTGAACCTCTTTAATATTGTTTAAAATATAGTTCAAATTATAGTCATTAGATGCTAACTTGGAATTAGCAACCAGTTTATAATTTACTGACCTGCTTAGTTTCTGTTTTAGCCCTCTACCTTCAGTTTCATCAGGTGTAGAGTTTTCCCGAACAAAAAACAAAACTAAGTCGTAATTGTCATCGACTGAGCAAGGGATTTCACTTTCAATTGATCGGTAATTAAAACCAGTATTTTCAGTTATTACTTTATGACTTTCGCCATAGTTTAACACCTTAAATTTTAACTGCCTTCTTATTTCAGAGTTGATTTTTTGTAACGTGTTATTATTCATTTGCTTAACTCTTTTTGAATGGCTTTATTGATCGTTACAAGCGACTGTTTTAATTCCTGATCTGTCGGGTCAAAGATAGCACCAAACCTTTCTTCATTAAAACCTGCAATTTTCCTTTGTTCGTTTGAAAGAAAACCAAGTCCAAATGAGTTTGGTCCTGTCGGGCCTGGTTTAAGGTTTAAAATCATTTGGTCATTAAACGTCAAATCAATAATAGTGATATTTCTTCCTTTCTTAGCCCTTTTTTTTCCATATCCTTCAGAATAAGCACCAAACTTTTTAGGACTTGGACTTGTAATTTTCCCTCCATTTGAAAGTTTTCCATCTTGCTGAATCCTATTTTTCAATTCACCAGTCATTGTACCAACTGCTTGACGTAGAACCTTATCAGGATTCATTGCATTAGTTAAATTCCTGATTTGCACCTCTAAAAATTGTTTAGTAGAAGTATAATTTGCCATTTTTTATTTTATTTTCTTGCAAGATTGAAAAACTTGTTCTATGTTTGTCTCCACAAATTTAATAATAAAAAAATGAATCAAAACATTAAGCCAGTTTCCGAAATAGCATTCCTAAACACTGGACTGCTTTTATTAGGTGAGTCGGGTCAATCAATTACCTCATTTATTTCAGATTGCAGTCTGGAAAGTATTCAGGGAATGGCCTTTTATCTAGGTGGAACCTTTAAGATTACAAAGGTTAAATATTTAACAGATAAGTTTTTATTTTTTGGGTCATTTGAAGTCAAAATAAAAGATGCTGAGTTTAATTGTACTTTTAAGCTATCCGAAATAGCATACGCCAATCAATTGGTAGCTTTTTCATCAGATACTTTCATTTGCGAACAAGGCACTCGATTGACATTAATTGATAACTCATATTTTGTTTTTTAATTATGCAAATGATACAAAACGAAGAGCCAAAAATGAATTTATTTTCATGGCTTTGCTTAATTCTCATATTTACTCTTTTGATTTTTTATGTCGGGATTAAAGCAATATGAGCTTTGTAAACCAGTCAATGATCTGGTAGGCAATGGTCCTTATAGCGGTGTTATTGCCGCTACTTCAAATGTAGTTATTCTTTCCATTGAAGGTGCAAATGCAGTCGTTTGTCGGGAAGGAAATTATAGGGATTCGATTACAATTCCTTTGAATCAGTTACAACCAATTAGAAACAAGTAAAATGCAATTATCATTATTTTCAGATATTAAACCGACAGAGCAAGGTATTAAAAACGCGATTTCTGATCTTTTAAAAGATGCTGATTTTGCGCAAAGTGTTGATATTATCAATTCTATTAGAGAGCATATTCATTCTATTTCTCCTTTTAAATCAGAACCAGTTGATTTTGTTAAATGGGTATCTTCTGGCAATGTCGTCTCAAACGACTACAACCCAAACAAGGTAGCACCTCCAGAAATGGAATTATTGGAAATATCCATTTTAAATGATGGATATACTCAACCAATTGTAACATGGCCACATGATGATAAGGTAGAGGTTATTGACGGATTCCATAGACACAGAGTTGGCAAAGAATCAGTTGTTATTAGGGACCGGATAAAAGGCTTTTTGCCAACTGTTATTATTCGATCTGAGCAAACTGATAAAAAGAATAGGATTGCTTCTACAATAAGGCATAATCGGGCAAGAGGTAAGCACATGGTTAATGCCATGTCCGAAATTGTAATTGAGTTAAAGAATCGTAATTGGACAAACGAAAGGGTTGCCAAAGAATTAGGAATGGACCAAGATGAAGTTTTAAGGCTAATGCAAATAACAGGATTGGAAAGCCTTTTTAAGGACGATGACTTTTCAAAATCATGGATGATTGAAGATTCCGAATTAGAATTTGAAGATTTGAACGATGAAATTTCAGAAGAAGAAAAGCTAGCAAATCAATTTAGGACAGTAAACACAAGCGATGAAACCAGAATTTTTCATACCTATGATAAATGGGAGTGCTACCAATATGGTTTTTACAACACGACAAAAGAAGGAATGACAGAGGCGCAATGTCTTGAAGAATATAGATTGCTTTTGAGCAATGAAGATGAATTTAAAAACGCCCTACAATCGGTCATAAGCGAGTGGAAGCATTCCTGCGAACATTACCTAACAAACAAGGCAATGAATCGCATTGCATGGCTTGGACAGGCTTCTTTATGCTATGCAAAACGAATTCCATCTGTTTATCGTGGCGGATTTAATCTTTTGACTGAAGAGCAGCAAAAAAGAGCAAATGAAATTGCTTTGGAATACTTGAATACATGGCTTTCTAGAAATGGAATTCAAACGGTTTCAATTGAAGAGGCATTACTTATTGATAAACAAGCTGAAATTTATTAAATATGAAAATCAAAGAGTATCAATCCTATAATGTTCTTGAGGCTGCAAGGCAAAGAATAAAAACAACTTTTGATGAATTCGAAAGGGTTTATGTAAGCTTTTCTGGTGGAAAGGATTCAACGGTAATGATTCATTTGGTTGCAGAAGAAGCAATTAAAAGAGGTCGCAATTTCGGGGTTTTAATAATTGATCTTGAAGCTCAATATGCAGATACAATAGTTCACCTTCATTCTGTTATTAATATGTATAAAGATATTATTGATCTTAATTGGGTTGCCGTTCCTATGCTTTTAAGAAATGCAGTTTCTAATTTTGAACCAAGGTGGATTTGTTGGGACGAAGATAAAAAAGATATTTGGGTAAGGCCAAAACCAATGCAAGCTATAAATCCAGAAATTTATCCTTTTTACCAGCCAAAAATGGAGTTTGAGGAGTTTATGGTTTTGTTTGGTGATTGGTATTCACAAGGCAAACTATGTGCTGGAATGATTGGAATAAGGGCCGATGAAAGCCTGCATCGTTATTGCGCAATTGCCAGAAACAAAACGGGGTTAACTCATAATGGCTACAAATGGACCACAAAAGTTGCAAAAACGCTTTTCAATATTTACCCAATTTACGATTGGAGAACCGAAGATATTTGGATTTTTCATGGCAAATATTCAGCCCTGCCACATAATAAAATTTACGACAAAATGAATATGGCAGGTGTAAAGCTAAGCCAACAAAGGCTTTGTCAGCCATACGGAGACGATCAAAGGCGTGGACTTTGGCTTTACCATATCTTAGAGCCAGAAACATGGTATAAAGTTGTAGCAAGGGTTAATGGCGCAAATTCAGGGGCTTTGTATGTTCAAGAAAATGGTAATATGACTGGGTATAATAAAATAACAAAACCAGAGGGACATACGTGGAAATCATTTTGCAATCTTTTGTTAAAAACGCTTCCTAAAAAAACACAATCGCATTATAAAATAAGATTTAAGAAGTTTATATCGGGCTGGAAAGACAGAGGTTACGATGTAATACCAGACGAAAGCCCAATTGAATTAGAAAATAAATGCTGGGCTCCATCTTGGAGAAGAATGTGCAAGGTTATTTTAAGAAATGATTATTGGTGCAAAAGCCTTGGTCAGACACAACCAAAATCAGAAGCTTATTTGCAATTTAAAGAAATTAAAAATAAAAGGAGAATTGCGAAAGAAATTGAAACTAGAATTCAACCAATAATTTAAATGATTGACGTAACCATTACATCTTGCGGAAGGCAAGACTTATTAAAGCAAACAATAGAATCGTTTTTAAAGTTTGCAGACCTTCCAATTTCAAAAATCTATGTTTATGAAGATTCTGGAATTCATGGCATTAATGACCATTTAAAAATTTTGTTTCCTCAAATAGAATTCATTGAACCATGCCCGAAAATAGGCCAAATAAAAGCTTTGGATCTCCTTTTGTCAAAAGTTAGTACTGAATACTATTTTACATTGGAAGACGATTGGAAGACCTTGTCAAGCGGTTTTATGGGCCAAAGTTTGGATATTCTAAAAAGTAATTCTAAAATATCTGAAGTATGGCTAAGATTAAGAAATGAAAGAAATGTCT